CCCCATTTCTGACTACCTCTTTGATTAGGTCCTTCATCATCAGCACTCCAGAGAGAAGTAACACAATCAACTTCGGCACATAACTTTTGTGGTTGTGCAACAAAGACTACACTCTTTTCTATACCACTCATGATAACTACTTTATCATTACCTTTAAACATGTATCTACAAGGTAATGTATCACCACCAAATATTTTAGTGGTATTATATTCACTCATGTCTTCATAGAAAACTACTGTACCTCTGATAAGAACAACAGGTAGTCTACTATTTTTTACTAACTTATAATTTAATTGAGCTCCTCTTACACTAGAACCATACTTAATTAACTTGTGGCCACCCTTTGCACACAAGTCTTTAACGTACTTTATGATGTTAGGATTTTGACTGATAAGATGTACAGTAGCTGTCTGATCAGGAAACCCAACGTGTAGAGTTCTTAATGCGGTAGTAGCCGTCTTGACACAAGCATCATGCTCTGCCTTTATAACGACATGAGGTAACCATTCCATTACACAAATGTTTTTAATTATTTATGCACCATCGTCATGATCCCATAAATGTTTGAGATCATCTGGTTTTTGAGGAACCATCAGGTACTTATTACCATCTGGTTTGGTGACTAGTATAGGTTCACCCTTCTCTGCTAATTCTATGTAATGATCTTCTTTCTTTTTAAGATCATCTTCCGTAATTTCAATCATTGCTTAACTTGCCATAGATTACCTATTCCATTTGGATCACGAGGACCTTTCAAAGTCATAGGTTTTTGATGTACATCCAGACCAACAGAAATAGTTTCTCCTAGGAACAAGACAGGTTCTTTCCTCTCTTTTACTATGAAGTGACCTCTATTGTCATTACTATTTTTATAACCTTCACGAGAGATTCCAACCCTCTTAAGGTTATCTGGTTTATAATCCCATATATTATACCACAAAGTAGTTTGTTTGTCACTACCTGGTAATACCCCGTGTATATATGTGGGATCATATACTAAAAACTTACCCTCTTCTGCGTAAGAAAATACAGCATTGGTAGGAGGGAAAGGTTCTATTTGTTTTTCATATACACTGGTCTGCTGAGTGTCAAGAAATACAGTGGGGTTAGGATCATCATCTAGGTACATACAGGTTCCCAACATAGGGTACTTCATCTCATCCTTCTCTGCTCTCAAATATTCATCATGGTCAGCATGAAATAGAATCATCTGATCACTTTTCTCCATCACATGTATCCACCATTCAAATCCAACTACATTATTACACTTGTCAGAGAAATGAAAATCATATGAGTCTAAGATAAACTGCTCGATAGGATTGTCTGGTTCATCAAACAAACCAATCCAAGCATTCCTATCCATCTGTGTATTGAAAAACTCCACCTCAGTCTTTAGCATTTGCAAAGTCCAATGTGAAACTAATTGTTCATACTGAAAAATTCTCATCTAATATCTACATCAATCATTCTAGTTGTTCTTCTTCGTGGTGCTTCTGTTCCTAATCTAATTTGTTTCTCTTCTTTAGGTTCAGTTAATGCTACCACATAACTCATGTCTAGTCCACCATAGGTGTCACCACAAACATATGTTTGATTGTCACAACCACACATCCTGTAATCATGCTCATGTTTAGACTGTATTGTGTTATTGCATTTAGTACAAGTTACTGTTGTCATCTTTCTTTAAAATGTCAATGAATAGAAAAATCATATCATCGTCAGAATAATTATACCCCGAATGAACGTGATCCATTACATCATATACTTGAGGAACTCCCTCTTCCCAAAGAACTTTCTCCCCTTTCCAAATCATATAGCATTCATTGGAAGGTATGTATAAAGGTATCTGTATTCTTCTGTATGCTTTTGGTGTTTCTCTTTTTTTACTTTTGTTATAAACTGGTGGATCTTTATGAGGTCCTAATTCTGTTCCTGATTCAAAAAGAGATATTGTAGCTAGAAGTATCTCATCATCTTCTAGAATATCTATTACTTTTTGATCATCTATGATACTTTTACGAACACAACCATGATCCTCTCTGTGTCCTTTCAACCAACAGAAGTATATATCCTTGTTAGAATAACCAACAGCAGTTGGAGCTCGTCGTAACGGAAAGTCTTGTGCTCGTGCCCATTCATAAAGATAATCTATATCACTCTTCTTCATCCCAATGCCCTAACACCATCACGCTTGGATTCTCTTCTTCAATCCATTCATGCCATTCCATATAAAGTGAATACATATCCTCATACTGTTTGTCTTCTACTAATGCATCACAACGAGCTTGATGCCACTCTAGTAGATCATCGCATTGTGATTTAATTTCAGACGGTACGTTGTTCATTGTAGTAATCTTTTTTCATGTATCTGCCAAGGATATTTGAGTTGTAATAGTTTTCAGTTTCACTTAGTACATTATTTAAAAAGAGTTGTCTGGTCTCCTCGTAATTAACCCAACCCTTTGTATTATGTAGACTTATAATTTCTCGTCTGAATACTTGTTTACCAAACTCTTTAATGTCTCGTTTAAGTTCTTCAGAGCTTCCGTAGTACCGCTTCCAGTCAGATTCCTTTGTAACTCTTCTCTTACCGCCAGTGGGTTTACGCTTTTGGTAGAAATATTTTCTTCCGATGTACTGTCTACCATTCTGTAAATTTGTAATCCTGTAGACAAAACCGAAGAAGTCGCCAATATCATTAGTAGTGAAAGCTGTACCTTTATATAACCAGGGATTTTCATAATCAATCTGGGTATCCGTCATCGTCATCACCACTATACCACTGTTCTCCATTTCTGTCAATGTATGCAGTTGGGTCTGCATAAACCTCTGTCTTTAATTCTGCTAATAGATCCTCCAACTCTGTGATTAACTGTTTCAATCTGCTCTGTTGCATAAAAAAATCCCCGACTACCATATGTAGTCAGGGAGAAGTTTTACTATCTGTATAGTAATTTGACTTCAGCGTAGATCAACCACATGAAAACCATGGATGCGACCATGATTTCAGTTGTAACTAACATCACTTATTAGCGACGAGTTCCTTTTCTAATTTTACACCACGGTAAACTAGATCGACCTTGTTTGTTTGCTGAGTCTTTGAGTCATTGGTGTCATACTTAACACCACGGTATGTGACTTGTGCCATTTGGTTTTCTCCTAAAGTAATTGGACTTTGACATCCGTTCCTTCAGTCGGCTTTTGCGTCCTTAAAACACATTGGATCTGTATGTGCAATGACAACCCTTGTAATTTCTAATTGCTCAGATTTATCAGGATTGTTACGTGCAGAGTCTATAAGTTCTGAAGCATGATCACAATCAAGTGGTGCTCCAATTGCTATTAGACTAAGAAGAATGTGGTACATAAGGATGAACGAACCCGTTCCGAGTCGGCTTACTTGCGTCCGATGATATAAGCGTCGCAATCTCCTGACACTTTGGTCAGAAAATAATCTATAAGATACTCTTGAGCATCAGACCTAAGATTCTTATCGCTAAGTATCTCGATCCTATTTTGATTCCATTCTGAACAGGTCATTTCCCAGTGGGAAGCGTTGTGTTCAGCAAGGAGAGATGCCAGTAGTACTGCTTCTATCATTTATGGATGAACGTAAAGGTATGTTAGCATACCCATACATATTTAGCAAATTCTTATGTATTCTCCGTTACATTTTTGTCTTGGATACCGTAATGGTAGTCATCTGTGTCTCCGTATCTCTCCATATGACCACGTTCTACACTGAATATTCTAGTTGATACCTTGAAGTCAGGCATCTTAGGATTCTTAGGAGTCAATGAGTTATCATATATTCTCATCCTATTATTAGGATACAATGCAAACTGACCATTGTTCAATGCAATCAGGTTGTGACTTTTATGTTCTGCAGGAGTCTCAGCAGTAGAACAGTCAATGCTATCTGCAGAGTCGTGGTAGTTGTCCAGTGTGCAAATGTACTCTCCTCTAATGCTTCCGAAATCACGAGTATTAATCTCGTAATCTGCACTTCCGATGATTGATTTTGTAATCGCTGTGACTCCATAGTCCATACAGTTCCAAAATTGTAAGTTTGGTAGATTCATATCAGGATCTGGTGTTTTAGGAGAAGAGACAAAAGCAGAGATCGGTAGTTTGTCAAATAATGCAGCATACTCATATAAATATGTTTCAAAGTAAAAAGCACGACCGGGCATAGACTTCGCAGACACCCATACTCCCTTTACAAACTCACCATGACCGTCTTTATGGTCTCTTAGATATTCCTTTCTCACCCACACATGTATAGCAGGTAAATTGCAAATCAATGTTGACATATGTTTGATAATATAAAAATTGGCGACGATTTCTCTAAATTCTTAAAAAAAGTAGAGAGGAGATGTGTATCTGACAAGGAGTGGGAGTTCCCATATAAGATGGTTAGTGATCCAATATTTGAGTGTAGTTTTACTCTTCTTGAAATGATACGTTCTCGTGGTATTATATATGATACTCCTGAAAGATATATTGTTCGTAGTGCTCAATGGGCAGAAACAAAAAGAGAAAAATTTGATTATGAACAGAAAAGAAATTTAATTAGATCTAAGTTTCCC